TCACACCAGTCAAAGGCATCTGAAAGTGCCAACGACTATTTGGAGTGATGATGAAAACAAACGCAAGAATAAGAGCCGAGCAGATGCCAAAGGCAATAGCCAAAGCATCAGCAAAAGCACAAGCAAGAGTAAAGGCTTTAATACTTGGTGGGTCGATTTCGACTTTAGCCGTAGCATTTGGGGTAGCAACTACAACAGATGCCATAGCACCAACAAGAGCCGAAGCACAGGTAGTTCAAAAAGCAAGTGATGAAGCAATTTTACAAAAGTATGAGAACGCTCATACCTTGACTGATACTCAATTAGTCGAATTGCTTAATGCCGTTGGCTTCAAAGGCAAAGACCTTCAAGAAGCATGGGCAGTTGCTAAAAAGGAAAGTAATGGGCGACCACTCGCTCACAACCCAAATACAAAAACAGGTGATAACTCTTGGGGCATGTTTCAAATAAACATGATTGGAGAGTTAGGTGAAGATCGTAGAAAAAAGTTTGGTTTAGAAAACAATGCCGAACTGCTCAATCCTGTGGTTAATGCCAGTATCGCTTATTACATGAGTAGAGGCGGTGAAGACTGGAGTTCTTGGCATGGACTTACTCCAAAGACTAAGCAGTTAATGGAACAGTTCCCAATCAAGAAGTCAAAGCAATAGCAGAAGCCATAGCAGAAGCAAAGGTAAGCAAAGCAATAGGAGAAGCCCCATCAGAAATGGTGGGGCTATCTTAGAACTAACTTTTTACTGCAGTAAGAAGTTAGTCAGTTAGTTAGGGGCAAGGGCATGAATGAAAAGCAATTTGTAGATCGATATAGTGAATTAGACAAGCAATACGTAAAGCATAAGCAAGAACAGTATAAAAATTACAAAGAACCTAATCTGCCTTATACAGAAAAATTGTTTTGGGATAAGTTAGTTCATTTAGGTTGGAGAAAAGACCACACAACAACAGAGTGTTTAGTATTGATTTGTTCTGTTTGTGAATTATCAATAACAAGAGTTATTCTTAAAGATACTTCTGATGTTAGAGGGCTACTAAATATAGATGAAAGAAAGCGTCATCACCAAAGGTACTATTGCAAGGAGACAGGCAAAGCAGAGCAAGGGTAGAGTAAAAGCAAAGCAATACCAGAAGTACTAGGAAGTTACAATGATCCTTGTTGCTCCAGAACAAACCCAACTGCTCTATCGTAAACTTGATAATCCATAGAAACAGTAACAAATCGTTCATATAAAGTTTCAAGTACTTTATCTAGGTCAAGTTGACCACAGGTATAAAGATCAAATTGAAGAGTTCCTGGATCTTCTTCATCCCAAATATGGAAAGCGATATGACTAGTTTCAATCATTACAATTGCGGTAAGTCCTCTGTTTCCTTCTTTATCAACGTAACTAGCAAAAGGACCTTTTAGTATCTTCATGTTAATTCGTTCTACAAGATCACGAAGAAATACAATAGCATCCTCTTCAGAAGTAATTGGATTAGTAACTTTTGCGTTAATAAGTAAGTGTTTGTGAAATATCATTAATGTCCCGTCAACGAACGCCAAATATCTAGGATTTTTTCATTTACTAAATGCAAAGTAAATAAAGTTAAGGCTAATTGAACAATTACTTTATAAATAGAAATTTTTTTAGTAGTTGTGTTTTCGTCTAATAACTTAATAGAGTTCATTGATTGTCCTTTATTAATCTTACTTCGCAGGCATCTGTGGTGCAATAGGCTTCTCCAATTGCATCAGCAGCCATACCAGCATACACCCCTGACAAATCAATTGGAAATAGTTTCATAGTTCCTTCTGACTCATATTCTTCAACAGTAATTTGAGTGTAAGGCATTTGAGGATAGGTAGCATTACCCGAAGGTAAGAAAGACACAGTTTTAAGTTGACCATCATACATATGCAAAGCCGTACCAATGGCCGAGGCTTCAGTTTCAGGATTAAAACTAATAGTTACACTTACAGAGTTGTCTGACCAATATCTCTGTGCAGTTGCAGCAAGAGCCATCTTTTCGTAAATACTTACATCTTTTTCAGAACGTCTAGCGTTAGATTTAATTGGAAAAAAAACAACAGAAGTAGTATTTGGAGATTCACTTGCTGGTTCTACTCGATAATTAGCCATCTTAAACAATGGGAGCATTGGATCAGAGTTAGCAAAACGAATAGCACGATTAAAGTACTCTCCGCCTACAGTCCAATGAACGCCAGGTGATTCACCTGCCAAGATACTAACTGTTCCACTTGGCTTCACAGTCGTCATCATAATTGACTCACGGATACCAAGCCACTCTGAGTAGGTTGTGTCATATGTCTTAATTACCTTATATCCTTCATCCATCCATTGACGAAGTGTTGGTAATCCTTCTTTATCTGCAAAGTTAGCCACTCCTGAAACAGAAGTTCCAATGCGCCGATTTCTTTGCATGATGGCGTTTGTCTCTTCCCAATGTGTAGGTATGAGAGTTACGGTCTTGGCATAAAGATAAGCAAACTTTAAGGTCCTCTTAAAATCCTCTATGTCTTCATGGCGATTTAAATAGGTCTCTACTAAAGTACAGCACTCAAAGGATTCGAGAGATTGTTCTGCACAAGGGTTGTACCCCGCAATGCGCCAATCTTTATTGTTTATAGGGTCACTCAAACGGCCGTATTGTTTTGAAATATCCATCCAAACAACTCCAGGTTCACCATTGCGGGCAATGCCATCGATAATGTTATCTAAATTGTCTCCAACATTTACTGACACAGAGTTATTAGACATCCAAGCCCAACCTGGCTTTTCTGGATCGTAAGAGTTTCTTTCTGGAAATTTTTCTTTGTTCTTTAAATTTAGAAAATCTTCATCATCAATTCTGCCAATAAGTAACTCAGCAGACCTCCGAACGTTGCCAGATACAACACAAACCCCAATAAGATTCCCGATATCAGCGATATCAATACGGGTAAGTTTCTCACCAGAACGTTCTTTGAAGATTCCATTAATGTAGTTATGTAATTTAATGAGAGGCTCTGGACCTGCTGCCGTTCCACCAAATGTCTTGATAGGCTCCCCTGCCTTGCGAATTTCGTCATAGTTAAACCTAGGACGTTTTGAATCTGGACGTAAGTAAGAGTTAATAAGCGTGGCCGTTGATTCGACCCAGCCTTCTCTGGTATCTGGAATGACATATGTTTCCCCCTCTTGCGGTTTATAAATTGTGAAGTCTTTATCGGCGCCTTTATCATCGAATCCAACTCCAACTCCAAGCATACTAGCCTCCATTAAAAATGCAAAAGGCTTTGCTGGATCGGTCTTAGTCATTGAGCCTGTAGAGACAAACGCACAGTTTTGTAAGGCTGCTGAGTTTCGTTTTTCATTTACGATGGTGGTGCCCATAACCCAAAGACCCCTACCTGGTGGTGACCATTTTAAGTTCCACAAACGATCAAAGGCTTCTTTGGCTGAGGCTGCTGCTTTAGCATCTGACCAAGGCAGTCTATTGGTTTTAGCATGATCTTTTTGTATAGAGTACATTCCGTTAATAACTCTCTCACAAACGTCAACCCAAGTTTCTTTAGTACCATCTTGTTTAAGTCGTGAATAGGTCCTCAAAAAAGTTATCTCACCAACTGAGTTTCCAGCAGCATCTTGATACCCAAATGGCGCTTTTAATTTTTTATATGGAGCAACATACTCTTCGGCTAATTTAAAAGAAAACAATTTTATAACCCCCTACTATTTCTACTTGGATGCAAATACCCCTCAATGGGAATGCGTATTGTGACGGGTCTTAACCTATCACACACGTGTTAACTTGGTAGAGTGCTTATGGCTTAGACAAAAGGGTAAAGTCCCCTCCACTAGGTTCCACTACTCTCCACTTGCTGTTATCAGATAACTAATCTTCTATCGATTGTTGAATAATTTTTGTTACAGTATCTTCTTTTAAAGCATCAGGTAACTCTCGAAGAGCCTGTGCTCTGTCGCCAAAGATTGCAGAAAGAACTCCTCCAGAACTTTGACGCTCTGCAGTAATGCGAACAAACTCTCTGTTTTCTTCTAATTCTTTTAAATTACCAACAAGTTTAAACAAACGATCAATTTCTTGAGATACATTGGGATCAGCATACCCGCCATTCATTTCTTCTGCAAAACGCATAAAAGCCACTCTTTGGCCTTGCATTTCAATGATTGCGTTAAGTAAAGCCTTAAGTTGATCTTTAGTCTTTACTTCAACAGGAAGGTTGAAAGCACAACTATTGTCAGGTTTAAAGGCAGGACAATTTGAAGCAACAAAACAAGTGTTACATTGACGAAGTGACGAATGCTGATTATTAATAATTGGGACATCTTTAAGAACATCTTTTCCATCTTCATCAGTTTCAACTATTGTCTTCATTTTATATCCAAAGACAGGTAAGTTTTGAACCTCTAAAGGGTCTCTTTGTATCACTTCATTTGCAGAATTTTTCCGTACTTCGACCTCACTGTTATCAGAAGAGGGTAATTCAAATCCCATTAAACCTGTTAACAACTCATCGCTATTATCAGATACTTTCTCTTCTTTACCACCATTGATAATGTGAAAGTTTGGGCTTTTCTTATCCATAGACTCCTCTAATCGTTTGTAAGACCATACCGCAACTCTAGTTGCTTCAAGGGTACCATCCTGGACAAACTCTAAATAGTCTAGTCCAGCCTTCTCTACAATCGGTTTGTATCGTGGTCGTGCTTGGTCTTTCATTCTCTTTGGATAACGAACTAATTTAGTTCCATCCCAAATAATAGTTTCACCTCTTCGCATAGGTGATAACCAGGACAATGTGCTGGCTGTAGCAAATGGTATCTGTCTTAAGTTATCTGGTTTAGCACATCCAAGAGCGTGGTAGACGGTATTAAATTGTTTAGAGTAACTTCTTGTAACTGCCGCTAAGTTAGTTACTGACTCAATTTCAGCGTAAGGCACTACCACATTTTTGTATTTTTCAGAGATATCCTTAAGATTTAATAACCCATATTCCTCATGCCATACTACCCATAGTTTTGGATCATTACTAAAAAATGGACGTTGTTTTTCTACCCAATCTAATCCTAGAGTAAGTGAGTCAAACTCTTGAAAGGCTTCTGCTCGATCAGCGTTGTTAACTAGAAACTCTTGATAATCTGCGGCTATTTCTAATAGTTCTTCTTTAGATAGACCTGCTTTGTCTGCTTGTGCTGCACCAGATTCTATATAAACCTTAGTCTCTGGAGTAAAATGCTCACTTATAAGCCAAAGTTTAGTTTTAGGTAACCCACGTTTTCTAAGACCCCAATAGTTGAGCCCCATGGACTCAACTTTCATACCCTCTAATAGGGTTCTATTTGAACCAACTTCAGTTCCTGAAAAAATTAATTTAGTCATCCCAGAACTCTAGTTCTTTTGGATTGGCTGCGTCCTTTGAACGAGCAATGTTTACTCGATTAATAGATTCTTCTATTTGATTCCAAGTACGAACTTTTTTAGGTGCATCAGGTCGTCTTTCTACAGCCAAATATCCTGGATTCATAAACATAATGGCTGGAATACCTTGTTCTTCAAAAACCCAAGCACACATAGACGGGTCAGAGTCAACATACATCTCTATTGGAGCACGAGAACGACTCATAACAAATTGTCTCTTTTTTAAATCTTCACCTTCTAAATAGAAAGAACGGTCAATTAAATCATCATAATTTATAATTCCATGAGAGTTAAGCCAATGTTCTGCATCCTCTGTTTTTCTAGAGGTCATAATGGCTACACGATTGTTGATGTTTAATGCATAGTAAAGCATTACTCCTGCTCGGATTGGTTCTCCTGTATCCGAACTAAGTACGCCGTCTAGTGATAGTAATATATTAATTAGTTATCCTTTTGCTCGGTATGTTGCCGCTCTACGAATTAGGGTCTGAGTATCTGGTAAATCAATACCATAAGTTTCGTCTGCTTGTTTTGCTTTGTATGCTGACCAGTACTCAGACAGTTGTTTTAGTGCAGGAACTGTTCCATATTTTTTACCAGCCTGCCATCTATAATTATAAAAATCTTCATACCCTTTACCATCTGGTCTAAAAGCGTATCGACGAGAATGGTGTATATCTTCAAAAAGAGCCGAACCTTGCATTAAAGCGGTTTGTAAACCAAACTCAGCATTACGACGAGAGGCTGGATTTTTTGCATTTTGTAAATCTGTTAAATATTTTGAATAACGCATAACAATTTCTGAGGCTTTGGAAGTATCTTTTTGAATGGCTGATTCCCACGTTAAATTTTGTGTAGCACCTTGTTGCTTAGGAAATACTGTCCACTCATTGTGGTTAAGATCGTACGCAGCATAAGGATTAATTGTTCTAATATCTGTGGCTCCAGGATTAACGTAAAAAGTTACTTCAAATCCATTCCAGTTAGTCATTTCAGGCTGTAGGTGTTCTCTAAAGTCTTCATTTAACATTTTGCTAATCTCAATATCTGATAATCCCATATACTCTGGATGGGCTTTTCTAAATGAAAAATAATCAACACCAATAAGAATATCTAAATCTCCTGGTTCACGATCTGCTGACCATTGGAAAGATACCGCCGAACCTGCAATCCAAACTCTTGTCCACAAATCTGCATGACGATAAGCGTCATCTAAAAATCCATACAATTTTTGAAGAATACCGTTACGAACCCAACCTCTTAAAGTTGTGTTTACAAATAACTGTGGGTCTAATTCTTCTTCAGGATCAGAAAAATAAGAAGTAGAGGCAGCCTGTAGTTGAACAGGGTTAACAAAACCGCTCAAATCACTCATAGACATAGTCTATGGCTCTTTAGGCTTGTGGGGTATCTATGCCTCTATCACTTAGTGCATTTATCAATTTTTCCTTGAATTCTGCAACATTGTCTTTTGGTTGAAGACTTGCTACCACATTCCTTGCAACTCTATCGGCAAGTAACTGACTTTCTATGTCAGAAACTAACTCTCGACTTGTTTGATATATGTCAAAGGTAGTTGCTCTTCTTTGAACAACTTCGCTAGGTGCAAGCACCTCGGTAAATACAGTTCCATCTAATCTGATTCCTACAGTGTAGGCCACTTGTACCATCTCATTTTCAGACATTATTATATTCCCATCAACTTTCTCTTTCGTTGTGCTACGGATATTGCTACAGGACAGAAATCGCACAAATAAGTTTTTGGACCTGCAGATTCTTCGTACTTCTCCATACCTTCGGCTCTACGTTCCTTGATTGTTTTAGGCACCAGCATCTTGTCTTTAATATGCCAATCTGAACAACCATCTTTTGGTTTGTTGTGTTGCCTATAGCAAGTCATTGCATCTTCCATAAAGGTAGATCGTGATTCGTAGAAAGTATCATCTACCTCTGCAATACCAGCAGAACCTCCGCCTTTTATTTGTCTAATAATTTCTTTTTTTGACTCTGTCTTAGCCCATGCTTTTAATGGCAATACAAATAATTTTCCTTTATGCGGTTCTCCAGAGGGAAATACATGTTGTTCACAGGCAATTTCTAATAGGTGATCTTGCTCAGGCGCACCATCATAAGGTGGTAACTCTTCTAAGGTTTGACAGACAAGACAGTACAACAACCTGAACTGTGGTTCATTATCTTGTTTTTTCTGTCCAAGAATTGGTACATTACTCATAGTGCTCCTTGTGATAGTCCGTGTAGCCTAACGTACTTAGGCGGCTAAGGCTATTTTACGATGACCTTGATTGTGGTCTAATCTATCTATTCTTTTAATTGAGTATCCACAGCAAGACTTATTCTTTTTTACACTTGACTTTGGGCGTTTCTTACTTGCTTTACCACACTTACGGGCGTCGTTACGACCCCCACCACTTTTACTTCTCGCCAAGAGGTAGGCCGTAGTCTGGGTTCTTTGCATTGTCATGACCACTTTGGAAATGATCATTTAATGCACGCTTTACAATGCTTTGATGGCGAGAAGTGGTAGAGGAATATTTTGTAGTTGATTGCTGCCACCCAGCGTCTCCGTGCCATGCAATTGGCGTTCCATAAGAACGTACTGTGTATGTTGGATTTGACTTGCGATACTCACGGGTTTCATCATCAGACATAAGACCAGGACCAGTTGTACCTTCTACACCTGATAATGCTGATGCTTGAAAAGGCATTTTACTTGAAATAAAGTCTGGGGCTTTTGCTCTAGTTGTTTTAGAAAGTTTTTGTGGGTTGTTCATAACTAATCCTGAAACTGATCTGGATTTAACCACGCATGTAGGTGGTGTGCTTCAACAATTGCAGATGCAGGTGCTGCTTTTTTGCCTTTATATAAAATACCTTGTGGAAGTTTAATGTTTGAATCGTGTTTGCCACGGTTTACGGCACTGATAGCACGTTTTGATGGACCAAGCATTGATGCAGGAACTGGTGGGTAATGGTTTCCTTGCAAATGTGCAAGCAATCCCATATCTTTATTCTTGCCTTTCATTGAGGCATATTCTTCAGCGTGCATGTTACCCATAATTACTTACCTTTCTTGTCAAAACTTTTTTGCCAATAAGTAAGATACGCTTCTTTATCACAAGAAGGACAAGGACTTTTCTTTGTTTCTACTATATGACCGCAC